GCCAAAAACCACTACAGAGATGAAAAAATTATGATTATTTCCAGTGACAAAGACTTTTTGCAGCTACAAAAGTACTTTAATGTCGAACAATTCTCTCCAACACAGAAAAAAATGTTAGTTAGTAAGGATCCAAACGGATATTTACGTGAACATATCATGAAAGGTGACCGTGGAGACGGTATTCCTAACTTTTTATCGGATGATGATACGTTTGTTACCGACAAAAGAAGCAAAAAAGTACTATCTACCAAGCTAAAAGCATGGGTTGGGTTGGATCCATATGAGTTTTGCAATGAAAAAATGCTCAGAGGGTACAAAAGAAACGAACAATTAGTAGATTTAACGCATACTCCTGTAGATATTAAGCAAAAAATTGTTGACCAATACAAAGAGTACGAGTATAATCAAAGAGATAAACTTCTTAACTACTTTATAAAGAATAAATTACGTAATTTAACAGAACACATAGGAGATTTTTAATGAACCTGAGCGTAGCAGAAGTGCTAAAGAAGGCTGGTACCTTCAAAGATGTAGCAGCAAGAGCTAAGTATCTAAAAGATAATGAAACCAAAGCTCTCAAAGCTGTTATATATTTTACTTATGCCAAAGAAATCAAGTGGTTGATACCAGATACTGACCCACCTTACAAAGCAACCACACCAGAACAAGACCTACAAAATGTACTCAAGTCAACTTATAACCGTTTAAGGATATATGTTGAAGGTGGTGGGTATCCAGATATGAACAAAATGAAAAGAGAAATGAATTTTATTGAATGGTTAGAGACTTTAGATGTTGATGATGCAAAGTTAATCTTATCTATTCGCAAAGGTGAGATACCTTATCCAGGTATGTCTCGTCATGTTGCTAAAAAAGCATTTCCAGATATAGCGGGGAACTTTAGATAATGGATAGAGACAGAGGTATAGCCTTATTTTTATTACTTATGTTTGTGATATTGTATGTCACTGGATAAGTTTTTATGGTTCAGTTTAAAGTTGCTAATGGTAGCACTTGTAATTGAATTTTTAATATTAATTTATATTTCATGGAGTGGAGATGTTGAAGAAGAGTATAATCATTATATGCCTAATCCTGCTAAGCGGGTGCAGTAATCTCAAATATGGTTGGGATGATAAATGTAAATGTTATGTTAGTAAGAGGTTCTAATGACTTATTGGGATGGTAAAACAAGACCTATAACAAAAGAGTATGCTGAAGGATATGATCGCATATTCAAAAAGAAGAAAAAGAAAGAAAAAGAAATAGGTGGTCCAAAAGGACTAGAACCAACACGTTATGGTGATTGGGAAAAGAAAGGTTTAACATCAGATTTCTAATGGGTGAAGTAGTAAAATTTCCAGAAAAGAAAAAGTGGATCCTAAGTTTCATTATTCCTGATGAGATATCTATGGAAGGATCCAGTAAAGATATTCATTGGACATTTGAAAATAATTTTGGTACAGCTGAGGTTATGGCTCGCTCTATTCCAGAAGCAAAGAAAAAAATATTAGACTGTATAGAGATAGACAGTTGGTGTGATATTAATATGTGGGGTCATGAATAATTTAAAACATGAATATACAGGCCAACAATATGAACCAGCATTCATTATTGGTAATGGTAAATCAAGAGAACAATTAGATCTTCAAAGACTTGTAGGACAGGGTTGTACATTTGGTTGTAATGCTTTGTATAGAGATTTCAAACCTGATTATATATTACCAGACTATCTTGTAGCTATAGATCCTTTATTAATTGAAGAGATAAGGAATAGTGATTTTCCAAAAGAAAGATTTATAGTACCACCTTACTTTGAACAATTTGAACCACAAGAATGTAATCCAGCTAGACCAAGAAGTAATGCTGGAATGAATGCTATGCTAGAAGCTATCAAGATGGGTTTTACAACATTGTATATGTTTGGATTTGATTTTATTTTAGATGACCCAGCATTTAGTGTTCAAAATTTGTATGATGGATCCAATGGTTATGGTCCTGAAACAAGAGCAAGTTATAATGACAACATCAATAGAAGTCTGTATATGACATATATTGCTCAAAAAAATAATAATGTAAACTTTAAATTCGTGCTTCCTCGAAGTCAAAGAAAAATACATACTATTAACAGTAACAATGTAACCGGTATGTATTATGAAAAATTTGATCCGGGAATGAGGTCGTAGGTTATATATAATTAATGCCAATATATATTTTTAAGAATACTAAAACAGACGAGACATATGAAGAGTTTCTCTCCATGTCAGAGAGAGAAGAATATTTGAAGAACAATCCTGATGTGATACAAGTTCCTACTGCACCTGCTATTGTTTCTGGAGTCGGCGGTATAAAAACAGATGGCGGATTCAACGAAGTCCTTAGTAAGATATCTGAAGCTCATCCAACGAGCGCACTTGCTCAACGCCATACACGACGTACCGGCAAACAAGTTAAAACACAACAAGCAATTGCAAAACATAAGAAGAGGATCAAACATGCATCAAAGCGTTCTAGCGTATAGTCAAAATTTTAATAATCAACTATCAAGAAGAGAGAGAAAGCTATTAAAGAAACAAGCAAAGATTCATCATCATCAGAATCACTCTCTACAACTAAAAAACATACAACCTAAAACAAGGAATCAATCTAAAGTATGGAACGAATATAAGAGAGGACAAAATATATTATGTCATGGAGTAGCAGGAACAGGAAAAACATTCCTATCAATTTATCTTGCATTAGAAGATATACTACAAGGTACATATGATCAACTTACGATTATAAGAAGCGTCGTTCCTACAAGGGATATGGGCTTTCTACCTGGCAATCAAGCACAGAAAAGTAAAGTATATGAAGGACCTTATTATAGTATATGTAATGAATTATTTGGAAGAGGAGATGCATACGAGTTATTGAAACTGAAAAATAAAATAAAATTTACAAGTACTTCATTTATTCGTGGACATACAATTGAAAATAATGTAGTATTAGTAGACGAATGTCAAAATATGACATTCCATGAATTGGATACTATTATAACAAGGCTTGGTAGAAACTGTAGAATAATATTTTGTGGAGACTTTAGACAAAGTGACTTACAAAAAGAAGAAGACAGAAGTGGATTAAGAAGGTTTATGCAAGTGATTAAAACAATGAAAGGTATGAGTGGTATAGAATTTGAGCAAGATGATATTGTTAGAAGTTCATTTGTAAAAGAATATATTATAAGTAAATTAAATTATGGGATCGTTTAAACATAAAAAACTATTTGACTTCAAAAAACTTCCTTATAAAAATGTAGACGGGAGGAGAATGTATGAGTCTCCTTCCGGTGTACATCTACCTAGTATAACATCAATACTTGGATGGTTTAAAAAGGATAGTTTAAAAGAATGGAGACAAAGAGTTGGAGAAGAAGTAGCCAATAAGATATCTACACAAAGTAGTAGAAGAGGCACAGCCGTTCATCAGATATGTGAAGACTATCTAAACAATAAAGAGTATACACTTAAACATATGCCAAGTAATCTTAATTTGTTTAGAACAATTAAACCTATATTAGATAAGAATGTTGAGTTAGTATATCATCAAGAAGTTCCATTATATAGTGATAAGTTAAGAGCAGCTGGTAGAGTTGACTGTGTATGTAAATGGAATGGTAAAGATGCAATAGTAGATTTCAAAACAAGTTCTAAACCTAAAAAGAAAGAATGGATCCAAGATTATTTTGTACAAGCAACAGCATACAGTTTAATGTTTGAATATGTTACAACTTATCATATACCAAACATAGTTATTTGTATGGCTGTAGAAAATAATGAACCTATTGTATTTGAAGATACAATTTATCCATATGTACCACAACTGTTATCTAAAGTAGAGGAATATCATGCACATTTTGAAGAACAAACTATCGCACACCAGATTGCAAACGCTGGGGCATAATCACTACACAAGACTAATCAACAATGCAATAAGAGCTCATTCATTAACAAAGGATGATGATATGAGAACATATTGGAAGAAGGTTATGAAAGAGCTTCATAGACGACAAGAGAAATATGAAGTTTTTATGACCATCACCAAGCACTGATCTAAATAATTGCATGAAGATAATTATAACATTAATGACATTGTTATTAGCTTATCCATTATCAGCCAAAGATACTTACATTAAGTTTGGTATGGGTCAGCAAGATGGATTAAATGGTGGTAATGATGCTAAAGAATATGGCCTTACAGTAGGTAAAAAGTTTAATGATTTCTTTACAGGTGAAATAAAAACAAGAACAAAGATTAAAGATAACAGTACCGGTAATGATCAAAGAGCAGAGTTTGCTTTGATTGGATCCTTACATATGTTTTATTTAAGAGCTGGTGCAGGTAGAAAGTTTGAAAGAAATAAAGACCATGGATATTGGCATGCAGAGCCAGGTGTTAAATTTAAGTTAACAGATACATGGAGTTTCAAGACAGGAGTTAGATTTAGAGATAGTTTTGATCCTATCTATGAACAATCTGACATCACATATAAGTTTGGGTTTAGTAAAAAACTAAACGACAACAATTCAATATCAATCAATTCAAAATTCAAAAGAGGCGATAGTCAATACAATAGTATTGGTATCGGTTACAAGTATAAATTCTAGGAGGTAGTTATGGAAGGTTTGAGTTTATGGATGGCACTAGGATTTTTATTTGCTGCTTATTCAGTTATTGCAAACGATTCAGTACAAACATTAGGTACATTCATTGCATCTAATAAAGAAAGATTTCATTGGAAGACATTATGGTTAGCTGCATCAGGTGTTCTATTATGGACATTGTGGTATGGCTGGACAACTAACTATGGTGATATATCATATGGAAGATTAAATAAAATACCTTATGTAGAGATACAATGGTATCATGCTATGGCACCAGCCATACTAATATTGTTAACACGACTTGGTGTTCCTGTCAGTACATCATTCTTAGTACTATCAGCCTTTGCAAGTACATTTGTTTTAGAAAAAATGTTAATGAAATCTATGATGGGATATGCATTAGCTGGAATGGCTGCATATATTATTTGGTTTGGTATAACAAAAATATTAGATGAATCTAAACACCCAGAAGAACATCATAAGAAATATTGGCGAGTAGCTCAATGGTTTACTACAGGGTTCTTATGGATGACTTGGTTGAGTCATGATATGGCAAACATAGCTGTGTTCTTACCAAGGCAAGTTCCATTTGATTGGATGATGATTATATCTTTGATCTTTGTTGTTGGTTTAGCATATATGTTTAAAGAACGTGGTGGTAGGATCCAAAAGATAGTATTAGAAAAGCATCATACAAAGTATGTAAGAAGTGCTTGTTTAATTGACTTAGTTTATTGGTTAGTATTATTTTTCTTTAAAGAATTAAATGATATACCAATGTCAAC